TCAAATAGTTGGAATTTAGAAGCAGTTGAGATTGCTTTTTCTAAAACGATAAACAATCTTCTAACATTTATTCTATCAAACGCTGATGGAGTAGATAATCCTGTTTTGTCTCCGAACAATAATGTTCCTTGACCTGGTAAAGTTACCACGGGATTAATTCTAGCTCTGTACAACTCATCTCTTTGTGCTTTAGCAGGGTTGTAAGCAAGTTTAACTGCCCCTCTAATTACTCCTCTGTTGAAACCAGCAGGTGAGAACCAAGAGTCTGCAATCATATCCGTTCTTGCAGCCAATCCAGCGATATCTCCATTTAATGGAACATATCTAAACACGTCATTGTATTTGTCGTAAGTATATTTGTAACCACTATCAAATACTATGTATGAAGATGATCTAATACCATCAAAGAATGACTTAACATTGCTTAATTGTGTATTAGAATTAGTCACGTTAACAACATCTGCTCTTTCAGGAGAAGCAAATACTACTGCGTCTTTTCTGTTTTCAGCAATTGTGATAAGGTTATCTATGTGAGTAGCGTTACCTTTACCAGCGATGATTAAGTTAACATCAACCGTATCAGCATCCTGATATCTTTCGTATGCAGTTTTTAATTCAGCAGTTGATACCGCGGAACCATCTGCACCACTTACTAATGAGTCAACAAAAGGTGCTGTTACTGCTGTGAATGTAGTACCACTTGCAGTTGAACCCCAATTTGAACCACTAGCGTTGTGATCCATCCAGTAGATGTATTGTGATTGGTTGTAAATTACATCAACGTAATAGTTAGTACCACCTTGTGATGTTTTAGCATCTGAAGCTTTTGATACTGAATCATAAACTTCTAATACTTCACCAGCTGTACCTGTGATTTCACCGTCTTCATCAACAACGACAATGTGCATTTCGTCCCCAGCACCTGATCTAGTTGATGTGTAAGTTGATGTACCTGGAGCTTTATTTACTAAATCGTAATATCTCCATCTTCTTCTCACTTGCGTTCCACCACTTAATGCCGTGTGTAATCCGCCTGTGCCTGAAGGGTGTCTAACAAAAGTAATGTCGTTTGAAGAAACGGCAGTAACTCTATATTCATGCCCGCCAGTTTCGCCAAAGTTAATAATATCACCTACATTAAATCCAGTACCTGAAGTTAATGTTAATGTTGTATCCCCAATAGCGATTGAAGAGTCGTTAGTTGTTGTTTTATTAGTTTCTTCATATGCCGTTGCGCTAGGACATACGAAAACTTGTAATGAATTACCCCAAGCGCCTGCTGTTCTTGCAGCCCACTCGCCAACGTTAGCCGAACCATCATTGTAAGGTCCTGTACTTCCGTCACCGTTAGAGTAATGATCTGTATTTTTTATTCGTAAAGCAGTACCAGAAACTACTGCGTTAACACTTCCAGAATTTGCAGCTCGTACAACTCTTAAACTTGATGAGTACTGCAAAAAACTAGCAGCACTAAACCAATATTCAAAGTTTGTAGAGTCAGGCTTTCCAAATGTTTCTACCAATTCTTTTTCAGACGCAATAGATACTACTTCATCTATAGGTCCTTGATTGAATTGACCTGCAACAGCACCTATAGTAGTTGCTACTGCTGGTATAACGTTTGTTAAGTCTTTCTCTTGTACGAGAACACCTGGTGAAACTTGAAATGCCATATGTTTGTTCTCCTCTTAATATCTTATTAGCTAATAAGTATCATAAATCTCACTTATATTTATGAATAATATAATCTTTACAGGATCTCTCCTTTTCTTATTGTTACAGGTGTCCATTTCTCACCTTGGTCATCTACAAATGAATCATCTTCTAATCCATCGTTCATAAACCCAAATGGTGCCATATCTTGTTCTATTGCGTTTTGTTGTTCTTCATACATTTTGGCACGTACATCTTGGTCTGTCATCTCTTTAAAATATCTTTGATTAGTTATCCATGCGAATATTACACAACACATAACTAAATCATCATTGGAACCTTCTTCAGCTTGCCAACCACTACCACGTCTTACAAATGTTGATAACTCTTGTATAGTATTAAAGTCTGGTATTAACATCTTGTCGCCCTCAATTAAACTTTTTAAGTTTGAGCAACCTATTCGTTTAACTTGTTTAGTCATACGAACTCCTAGTTGTGTTCCTCTTTTTGAGAAACCACCACCTAATATTTGACCTGCTCTACCTTTCATCATACACATTAATAAGTTTGTATATTCTAATTCAAATTGTAAAGCGTCTGCCACTTGATGACCTATATCATTTACTTCAACACAAATATAAGCATTGTTATAATTCTTTGCTACTCTTTCTATTGTATGAGGAAACAAAATAGGTTTAATTTCATTATCTCTAAATTTTGCAACCATACGATAAGGCATTTTTGAAACATCAAATACAGCAAAGGCTGAATAATCTCTTATAGTGCCACGTGCTACGTCAACCGTTATAACATAGTCTTTACCTTTTTCTGGTTTCTGATAAACATCTATACCAGCATTTGAAACAATAGGTGTAGTGTGTGATAACACTCTCAACTTTGATGGATTAATAAGCGTATCAACTGAACCTACAAACTCACATTCAAACTCGGTAGTAAATTGTGCCTCGGAAGTATTTCTTATTGTTTCTTGTTTCCATTTTTCATCTCTACCTGGAACTTCAGACCAATGTACTTCTATAGGTTTATAATCATTTCTTCCATGTATTGCGTCATTCCATAATTTGTAATACATATTCATTCCATGTGGTGTAGATACAATCATTACTTTAGATTTTTTACCAGATGAAATAGTAGGATAAACTGAACTAAAAAATTGTTCAGATATATTGTTAGGTATGAAAGCAAACTCATCAAGGAATATTATGTTAAATGAACCACCCCGAATCGCACTTGAAGATGTTGCAGCTGCGAGTATCTTTGAACCATTTTCTAATTCAAGTGAACCTTTGTTCCAATTTAAAACACCTTGTTGTAACCAAGCTGGTAAATTTTCATATGCGAGTTGAAGTCTGCCTAATAAATCTCTAGCAGTTGAACTTTTGTTGGCCAATATTGCAACGTTTATATTATCATTGAATATAACTTGATGTAATAGATAAGCGATGATTGTTGTTGATTTACCTGACTGCCTAGGTAATTTTGCAATTGAAAATCTATTTTTATGGAAAGTTTCAACCATCTTTTCCTGAAATTTATACAAGTCAAATGGTACTAACCCTTGGTCAATGTTAACAATTTTTATATACTTTGATATAAAATAGATAGGGTCCTCCATACACTTTGCAATCTCTAAAACTTGCTCTTCGGTGTATTCTATTTTTGTATTTGCTTTAAATAGATTAGGATTTCCTAGATATGCTTCAGTCATATTTCTTATTGAACTCCTCATAACCCTCTACTTCAGCAGGATCAAAGCCATCTTTAAATTGTTTGTCTTCTTTAGGTGTTATGTTTTTGTTCTTATTTTTCAATAGACTATGTAATTCTTTTGATGAACCTACAAACAATGCCTGTTTAATATTTGTGCTTGTTTTATTAGGCACATCTTTAAGTGTTTTAAGTTTGCCTTGTAAGTCTTGTAATTTATCAACCGTATCAGCGACTTGTTTAATTAAGTTACCTGCTACTTCGTATGCTCGTGGGTGTTGACTTTCGTTTGCAATATCAAGTATGCCTTGTATTGCGTCTTGTCCTCGTTCTATAAGATTGTAGTAATTTTCTCTGCTGTATTTGTAATCATTATCAACATCTTCTTTTTCTTTATCTTCCATCCTAGGGACAGGTGGAGTAAATTCTTTTTTGACTACAGCTTTAGTTGCTGGTTTCTCATTAGAGATACCCAGGGCTTCGTTTATTTTCTCGTCTATTGTCATATTGTTCCAAATTATTCAGCGTTTTCATATCTTGTTATTGTTGTTGTAAATCCAAAATCATCATCAGCGTCAGCTGTTGTTGGATTAGGAACGACCACAATTCGTTCCTCTTTCTTTTCTGTTGTAGTTGTATCTGTATATACATCCGAAATAGCTTCTTTAATAATTTTGCTAGAGTATATAGGTCCAT